TTGCAGACTTCGCTCTGTATAAGGCAGCGATGAATTGATTTTAGATAATATCCGTTTCCGGCGAGTATCCAATGTATCTGTAGATGCAGGATAAAGTTTCAGCATGCTCTCCCAGCGAGCCGCCCCGTCCTCATCGAGTGAATACACAAACGTATTTAAAAACTGCTTCCATATCGCTTTCCATGCTTTTTCAAATTCTGGATTTTCTGCTGCAGCGATCGTTTTAAATTCTTTTGCATTGGCAAGTACATCAGGATAATATCGTTCTACATGTACTGTTCTGATATCAGCTTCCATTTGTTACAGCTCCCCGTACCGCCAGAGCATCAACGCCTAACGTCAGATTTTCTTCAACGCCATTTAATTTCGTATGCTGTACGTCCGTAATGCCTGTAATATCAAGAATCCTGCTCTCAATTTGTGAAATCCGTACAACTAATCCTGCATTGCTGACATTATCAATTTCAGCTACTTGGGTACTCTGCCATATTTTATTTAAGCCTAGAAAATAAACATCAATCATATTTTCTATAGAAGACTTATATTGATCATAGGTACCTGTTCCTGAAAATGACAGCTGCAGGCTAATTGCAATTTCTGAATTCAGCGCCCCCTCGACTGTTACATGGTGTCCTATTGGAGCAATCCCTACACCTTCACCACTATGACCTATAGGATCAATTTCATTTTGCACCTTTTCTATAAACTCTGCCGTGGGTGGCTCATAGGTACTTGTCATAAATGAAAGGCGCACCGTTCCGCCACCTGCCCATACCGGATAAACTTTAACGCCTCCTACGCCCGATATGGCATTGATCTTTTCCCGATAATCCGCAATGTTTCCACCATAAGCTTGAGAATTAAAACTGGTAAGATACCGTTCCCTGAAATGCTCTGTTTCTTCCTCATCTTCGCCTGGTACTGTTACTTCAGTAAGTATGGCCGTTTGCATTCCTGCGGTGTAATCAATTGTGATCATGTTGCCGGCTGGCTTATTCCCTGCGGTACCAGCCGTTTCACACTTCAATAAAAAAACGCCATTACTGATTTTCTCAGTAACCGCGTAATTTACATCATCATATGAAAAACGTGTGCCTACAGGGATTGCCAACTCAGCGGGTACAAAAGAACCCTTTACCGTTGCAAAGCTTGCAGCCTTCGGCTTTAGTCCTCGTTCTTTTGCTCTTTCAATCAAAAAATTCCGCTCTGCAGTATCACCAAACGTATTTTTGAGGAAATAGTCGCACATGGCATAAATAAGCATAAACTCAATGGCAACCGGCATAGTGCTGTCATAAACCACACTGCCTTCACGCTTATCAACATCCGTCGGCACACTATTCATCATGCGTTTAAAAATAGCTTCTTCTGTTTGATTTTCGTACATTATCCTATGTTCACCACCTTATCTGCCTCAACCACACCAGCAACCGTTACAGCTTTGAATTTCGTTAAAACATTGCCTTTTCCATCATGCGATAAATCGAACTCGGTCACATCCTTTATGCGATCATCCTGCACCAGAGCCTCGCGTATCCGTCGTGGCAGCTCTGAAAACACCCAGGGAATCGGCTTGCCGAAAAGATCTGCAAGTTCAACACCATAATTCCAGCTATAAATCACATATTTGTATCGCTCAGTGTTGAGTATTTTATAGATAGCCTGCTCAATAGCAGCAAGATCATCCGTGGTACCAGTAATTTTTTCATCCTCAATTATCATTTTATACGTTTTATTGGGCTGGCTGACAATTGTTGCGGTTGTCCTTATTTCTGTACCAGTATCAGGTAATAATCCCATACAATCACCCCCACTGTCCTGTTAAATTTGAATGATTAAAGATACGGCTTACAACGCAATATTCCTGACCTCCGGCTTGCCGTAACATGATAACAGATTCACCTGAGTGCAGTCCGTTGTAAACTCGAATTCGTTTACGACCAGCATATCCGTGATTATGGCTTTCATATGCCGGATCACCAGAGCCGCCACCACGATTTTCAGTGACATGATTTACTTCGATATCAACATCATAATCACGGACTGCATCCGTCAAAGCAAGAAATTCTTGAGTAACAACATCACGCTGCTCAATGCGAATTGATAATGGATTCACCGTTTCAACCACCCCGATAATATAATCTGCAGGCTTGCCGGCATCCATGGTCTGTTTCACAAGTGCCTGCATTGTTTGAAGTAATTGTGCACTACTCATCCTGTAATCACATCCCCCCGCACCGTTAAATCCATGACATGCTGATTGTTCGAAAATTTATGCTTTACCGATTCGACAAGTATTGGCTTATCTGTGGTTAACACCTGATCACCCAAATTCAAACTTACATATAAGCTTGATCCAGCGCGGACTCTCTTATCACCAATTGCATTTTGAATTGTCAGTGTCCGCTTAACCCGATTATGATATTTAAGTTTTAGCATCAGCCATTTCTGCAAAATTTATGGCTTTCTTTGCATTTACAGATTCAGTAAGCTGTAAGATACCCCATTTTTTTATAGAGTTACTATCATATGACATCCATACATCGCGCATGCCCTCTTCTTTGTTGTCATAGTAAAGTTTTATGCGGCTGTATGTATCTTTATCGATCGATGATTCATACGAAAAATCTTCAGCAGTCTCACCATCAATAAGAATATCGATTTTAAGCTCTTTCATATTTTTGAGCATCAGTTTCCCAAAGTCATCATATAAAACATATATCTGTCCTGTATTTTCAACAGTCATATCGAGCAATGTCTGCATGATATCCATCAGCGTCTCATTGCTTCCACGGTATTTAGGAATAACATACTCTGTATCTGCAACACTGCCAAGCTGCAGCTGAAAATCTTCGGCAATTTGTCGAATTGCATCACTGGCCTTCGTTTCGACAAAAGAATAGATATCTTTATTTTTCAGATACCTCAGTTGATCATATGCTGTAACTGAAATGGAATTATCTTTATTTCGTTTTTTTATAAAAACATAGCCATAAAACAAATTTGTACCACCGTAATTCATCTGTACCGTGTTGCCTTCATTGAAAGCAAGAATAGCATCTTTCAACACCTTAAAGGTTAATTTCCCCGGTGTCCCCTTGCGGTTCAGTTCCCAAACAACATCATCCTGCACAGCTGGCCAATAATATTTATCAGTTTCACGATTGTGAATAACAATCTGCATATCAGCCAAGGTGCAACACCGTACCTTTCATACTGCCAATCGGATTACTCATTCCATTATCAGCCAGCATCGTTCGCCAATTTAGCGATCCGCCAGAAACACCTTTGCATACTTCCCACATCGACTGTTCATTGCGAATCTTATAGATTGCCGGAGTCTCTCGATCAATTGCCGGTCTTGTCTCTTTGACTTTAAAATGCTGCACACCGTTTTCGTCTGTCGTGACCTCACACTCTTTAGTTGCATATGGTTTATATTGCTTAAGCTTTAAAGGTACCACAAGATCAAAACCATCAGCAGAATCTTCATTGATTGAGTAATCTTCTAATGTCATAAGCATATTAGTATCCCAAAGCATACGAAATTTAGAATTCATTCTTGAAATAACAAGACGCATTGGTGTTTGCATGGTTTTTGCAGATTTAAAATTATCGAGAAAATAATCCGCTTTTTTAAATGAAAAACTACTCCCCATAAGTTTATTGCTCAGTGAATCTGCAAAGGATGTATCATAATTTGCAAATGGATAATCCGCATTAGGAAGCCGGGCGTCAAATGAAATTTCCGTAAGACCCGGTGTCTTAATAATATTGATCTCACCCTCATTGATGAGATTAATTGTTTTATTTTTGTTTTTCACTTTAATACTCATTTTTGCCGGCGGTACTGGCAGCAACGTTGTGCCCAGAAAAAAGTAATAGCTCATGGATGCACCTTCTCTGCGCCTGCTTGCATTCCACCAATCAAAGTATCATTTATATATCGCATCATACCATCAATATCAGTATCATTGCTGATGTTGTTTTGAATGCCGCCCATCTCAATTTTCACTTCAGCGGTTGTATATTTGTTGATAGCTTCTTGTTCGGCAATGTCGCGCAGATATTTAATGTCTTCGTCCGTGATTTCCATCGCATCTTTAATTTTTCCTGTGTTGTCGGCCGTATCTTTCGTGTTTTGTCCCACATCCTCAATACCACTGATTGGTGGCATTCCTTCTGGAACAGTAGCACCACCCGGCATGTAATTATGAATATCGAAATCATTTACGAAATCAGTCGCGCCTTTTTTCCACGCTGCCGGATCAACTTCACCAATTGTACCAACAGAACCAATCCCTGTATGAAACACATTATTGATTGCTGTGGCTGCCTTATTCAATACACCGATCAGATCATTTACGCGACGAATCATAAAGTTAATAACGGTTGCGGCTGTCTCAGCAATTGATCCAAAGGCTGCAGCAATCGCGGCCCTTAACCCCATCGTATGGATTGCCCATGCCCCAAACACAGCAATTGCCCCTAACACTAAGGCAATCACAATACCAATTGGATTCATAAATAATGTTAAATTTAAAAGTCTTAATACACCTGTTACACCTTGTGTAACCAATGCCCAAACGCCCATGGCGCCTGTCATAATTCCAATTCGTACATATGAAATCAATAACTCTGCATTTTGTACCATTAGCGCCATGTTTTGCATCCATGTATAAGCTGTAAGAATCCCCATCCACATTGCTTCTAATCCAACCATAACCAAATGAGCCCCTATCGGCGCCATCGCGGTCAGCCACCCTGCTGCATATAAAATAAAAAATGATATGGCTAGTGCTGTAAGCATTTCAAAAA